CGCCCGAGGAGCTGCGTGGCACGGCGCCTGCGCGGAGCATGGAGACGTATGAGTCGGTTAACCGTGCTGTATCGCAGGCGGCTCAAGACCCACTGACCACGGCGCGTAATCTGGCGTCGGCATTTGTGGATGTGGGCGTTGAGGCGACGAAGAGCCCGGCGAGCACGACGGAATTTATTGCCGACGTACTGACCCCGATCCCCGGCCCGAGCGTACGCAAGGGCCCGCCTGTATCGCAGGTCGTTAAGCCCAAGGGCGGGGACTTCCCCAACAAGCTTTGGGGTGTCCAATACATAAAAACCTGGGAGCCGAACACGGACGGCCCGTCAAAAGAGAAAGCGATCAATAGTTGGCTTGATACTAAGCTATCTAAGTACATCCGCAATGAGATGGCGACGCCGGAGGATCCGATCCGCAAGTTGGCGGAAGAGGGAATCCTTCACGTCGATCCCGCGCAGCTTAACTTTGATCCGGACATGTATGGCCATCCGATCATAGATGGCGCGGGAAATGTCATAGGTACATACGGAGCGCAATCTTTCCCACGTCTTCTTGCAAAGTCAGACACAGCTAAGGCCTGGGAGGGCGCTTCAGATAACAGCCTGTGGTTCAACAACGCAAAGGAACTGATGCAAGAAGAAACAGCCGGAGCAAACTGGGCCGAGGATTTTAGGCGCGAGAATCCATGGATTACGCAAGTTGCTCAAAACGATCCAACCAGAAAAATCTATTTTCCTTCGGAAGATATCGGTAGCGATCTTGGCTTTGACCACCTTCGGGATGAGTTGTTGAATTCCATTGACCCAGAGTCGGGCCTACCGCAACAACTCCGTCTAACTAACGAGCAGCTCGGCCGCATGTCCGTGCCTGATGCCGTGCGTCATGTCAGCAAGATCAACAAGTGGCGTGAGAAGCAAAAGGCAGAGGCAAACTTCGCGCTGGCGAACAACGCCGCTACAGTGCCGTTCAAAGATTACCCGGACCAAAAGTACGGATGGTATCAACTCAAGGTAGATACGCCAGAAGGAAGAGAGGCCCTTGAAGATGCTCTCCGGTACGAGGGTGACATGATGGGCCACTGTGTCGGTGGTTACTGCGACAGCGTCCTGTCTGGTCGATCCGCAATCTACTCGCTCCGTGACAAAAAGACCGGCGCGCCTCACGTAACAATTGAAGTCGAACCGTACGGTTCGTTTATCGAATCTAAGCGACAGATCGATGAGCGGTTTCCGGATCTTGATGAAAACGAAAAGATGCGGATGCTCGACGAGCAGGGCTGGCTTGATGAAAACGGAGACCCGCTCCCGACTCCGCTTGGAAGGATTCTTCAGATTAAGGGCAAGGCAAACCTTAGGCCGAAGGACGAATACATCCCCTTCGTGCAGGACTTTGTTAAGAGCCAGAACTGGGACATGGTCCAGGATCTGGAAAACGCGAAGCTGGTGGATCTCAACAGCAGCCAGATCTCCGACAAATGGGTTAAGAGTAAAATGGCAGACCATGTTGCTCGGCAAGTAGTCGAAGACATGCGAAACGAAGGACTACGATTTGTAGGCCTGGACGAGCTGAATGCCCGTCACAGTGCCATGGTCAAGGAGCGTGTAGCCGTGCGCAAAGCCGCGGAGCCACCTGAAGCAAAAGCCGCACGACAACAGTTGCGCGAGCTGCGCCGTGCCGAACGTCGGCGAGAGCGAGGCGAGTAGCCTTTCATCACGAAACGTATTAGGATCTCAACATGCCAATTGACAAAGCTATTAACCAAGCCCCGGATGCCGGCATTCTGGTCATTGCCGATGAAGCGGCGCCGATGCCTGATATTGAGGTCGTGATCGACGATGAGGGCGGCGCGATTGTTGAGATCGGGGAGCAGGAAGCGAAGGAAGTTGACTTCTATGCGAACCTAGCGGAGGTCGTGGACCCCGATGCGATGTCTCGGATCGCTTTGGACGTGTCTGCCATGTTCGAGGCGGACAAGGGTTCGCGATCGGATTGGGAGCAGATGTACGCCAAGGGCTTGGATCTGCTTGGCCTGCGTATGGAAGAGCGCACAAAGCCCTTCCGTGGCGCGGCGGGTGCCACGCATCCGATGCTGCAAGAGGCGATTATCCAGTTCCAGTCGCAGGCATTTAAGGAATTGATGCCCGCTGGCGGCCCTGTCCGCACGCAAGTATTGGGCAAGGAGACGGTGGATAAGTTCCAGCAGGCCTCGCGCGTGCAGGACTTCATGAATTATCAGATCACTTCGGTGATGGAAGAGTACACACCGGAGTTCGATCAGCTTCTGTACTACACCGGATACGGTGGTTCGACCTTCAAGAAGGTCTATTACGACATGCAGCTCGGTCGCATGGTGTCAAAACTGTGCTTGGCCGACGATGTTTACATCCCGTACAACGGTTCGAGCGTCGTTTCGCAGTGTTCGCGGCTGACGCACCGCATTGCGATGGACTCGAACGAGTTTCGCAAGCGTGTTTTGAGCGGGGAATACCTGGATGTGCAGGTAGATCTTGAGCCGACGCCCGCGGATCCGAGCCAAATCCAGGCTGCGATCGACAAAGCGGTCGGTGTGCAGCCGACGGACCAGGCTGGCGAGGTCTTTTTGCTCGAAATGCTGGTCGATTTGGACCTGCCGGGCTTTGAAGACGTGGATGAATCCGGCAATCCGACGGGAATTAAGCTCCCGTACGTTGTAACACTGGCCGAAGACACGTTAAAAGTCATTGGAATCCGCCGAAACTGGCGTGAAGAAGACGAAAAGAAGCGTCGTCGCAACTATTTTGTGCATTACGTACTGGTCGAAGGGCCTGGCGCGTATGGTTTGGGCTTTGTGCACCTCATCGGCGGCCTTTCCAAGGCGGCAACCAGCGCGCTTCGTCAATTAATTGACGCCGGAACGCTGGCAAATCTACCTGCGGGCTTCAAAGCCAAGGGCGCGCGCATTGCGGATGACTCGGATCCGATCCAACCGGGCGAGTGGCGGGATATTGACGCTGGTGGCGCGGAGCTTTCTTCGTCTTTGATGCCGCTTCCGTACAAAGAACCGAGCCAAGTGCTGTTTGCACTGCTTGGATTCCTGGTTGACGCGGGTAAGCGTCTCTCGAGCACTGCTGATATGCAGGTCGGCGACGGCAATCAGTACGCACAAGTTGGTACGACGCTGGCGTTGCTCGAGCGTGGCTCGATGGTCATGTCCGCGATCCACAAGCGACTGCACTACGCGCAGTCGTTGGAGTTCCGACTGCTCTTTGAGGGCTTTGGCCAGTACATGCCGGATGAATATCCGTACGACGTGCCGGGCGCGAGCCGCAAGATCAAGCGTGCTGACTTTGACAACATGGTTTCGGTGCAGCCGGTGGCTGATCCGAACATCTTCAGCAGCGCGCAGCGCATCCAACTCGCGCAGATGCAGTTGCAGATGGCGCAATCAGCGCCAAACATGCACAACATGTACGAGGCGTACTACCGTGTGTATGCCGCGCTCAACATCCGGGACATTGACGGCGTGCTTTTGCCGCAAAACAACCAGATGCCCCGTGATCCGATGACCGAGAACTCTTCTGTATTGAACGGGATGAAGCTCAAGGCATTCGCCGGTCAGCAGCATGACGCGCACATGGTGGCGCACTTGATGATGGGCATGTCCCCGACGATCCAGTCCAATCCGATGGCCGCGATGGAGCTTCAGCAGCACATCCTCGAGCACGTTCGTTTGAAGGCGGAGGAAGATGTCGAGGTGGATTTGTTCAAGATGTACGGTACGGATCCGGATCGGATGGTTTCGCCCATCCAGAAGGAAGGCATGGTCGCGATCAAGTGTGCAATGTACATGCAGGAGATGAAAAACATGGCGTCGCAGCTCTCGGGCGAGGGCGCAGGTGGCGAAGACCCGTTGGTCGCGCTTAAGAAGCAAGAATTGGATCAGCGCGCTGCTGCGGACCAGGCCAAGATGCAATTGGATCAAGCCAAGCTGCAATTGGAGACGCAGAAGATGCAGCAATCGATGCAGATTGACCAGGCCAAGCTGCAATTACAGGCATCACGAGGAGGACGAAATGCCGCTTAAAAAGGGATCGAGCCAAAAGACCATCAGCCGCAACATCGGCGAGTTGGTTGGCGCTTACAAAGAGAAGGGCCGCATTGGAACGAGCAAGCCTAAGAGCAAAGCCGCTGCTGTGAAGCAGGCCGCTGCCATTGCGTATGCCAAAGCAGGCAAGACGCGCAAGATGAGCAAGGGCGGAGTGATGGGCCCGGTCAAAGTGGTGAAGAAAAAGGACGGAAATCGCCCAGTTAAGATATATTGATTGGGTAGAGCGCCTCTGGCGGTGCGTAAAAACCGCCTGCTTTTCATGGGAACCTTCCATGCTGGAATTTGCTGACTTAGTACTGAAAGAAATCAGAAAGCTCCGACAATCGTCGGAGGAGATCATCCTGAACGGCACGATCGCTGACATGGAGCGCTATCGCTTCATGATGGGTCGCCTGGAAGGGTTGAAGCTGGCAGAGGAATCCGTGAAAAGTCTGTTGAAGGCACGTACGGATGACGATGGCTTTTTAACCTAGAAGGAGACTTATGAGCGCAGCGACGAAAGAACTGACCGCTTTAGAAAAAAAGTGGGCAGAGGAGGAAGCGACGAAGGTGCCGAGCCTGGAGGACGCCTACACGGCGGAAGGGTTCAAGCCTGAGAAGCTGGATGAGTCTGTAGTTGATCGCATTCCCACCCCGACAGGTTGGCGCATTGCCATTTTGCCTTACCGCGGAGCCGATAAGACTAAGGGCGGCATTGCATTGGCGGAAGAGACGCAGCGTAAGCAACAGCTCACCACTGTATGCGGCTACGTCCTGAAGGTAGGTCCATTGGCCTACGCCGATGAGGGCAAGTTCCCCACCGGAGCGTGGTGCAAGCAAGGTGACTGGATCATCTTCGGCCGTTATGCGGGAGGCCGTATCCCCATTGACGGTGGTGAGATCCGGCTGATCAACGATGACGAGGTCTTGGGGGTTGTGAACGATCCCGAAGACGTCCTTCACATGTGGTAAGGAGATCTTAAATGAACGAGCAATTGGAATATAACGTCGGTGAGGGCGAACAGCCCGCCACTGTACAGGTGCCGATGGAGGAAGATTCTCCCTCGCTACCGCAGGTCAGCAACGAAGCGGCCTCTGACAAGTCAGAGCGTGAGCTTGACGACTACAGCGACAAGGTTAAGAAGCGCATTGACAAGCTGACGGCCCGACTGCGTGAAACGCAGCGCCGTGAGCAGGCGGCCTTGGACTATGCAAAGCAGGTTCAGGTTCGCGCGCAGGAGCTTGAGCAGCGGTACGTGAAGACGGACGCCGAGCGTCTGGCTGAGGCGCAAAACCGCGTCGAAACGCAGGCCGTGGCGCTCAAGCAGATCATTCGCAAGGCCCGTGAAGAGGGCGACGTGGACACCGAGACCGAGGCCCAGCAGCGTTTGGCTGCTCTGACCTTAGAGAACTCGCAGATCCAGGCCGCTAATGCCCAGCGTGAAGCCTACGTGCAACAGCAGCAGTGGGCCGCGCAACAAGCCCAGCAGGCCGCCTATCAGCAGCCCGTTCAGCAGGCCCAGCCGCAGCAAGTCGACCCGCGGGTCGAGGAGTGGGCGGAGCGGAACAAGTGGTATGGCCGGGATACGGTCATGACCCACGCTGCCTGGGGCATCCACCGTCAGTTGGTACAAGTTGACGGAATTGACCCCAGTTCAGATGAGTACTATGATGAACTTGATAAACGTATCCGAGATGCTTTCCCGCAAAAATTCCAGGAAGGCGGTTCGGGTACGCAGAGCAGAGCCCGTAACGTGCAAACGGTAGCCCCTGCCTCGCGATCCTCCGGGATCAACAATGCTGCACGCCGCACTGTCAGGTTGACCCCTAGTCAAGTGGCAATTGCAAAAAAGCTGGGCGTTCCGCTTGAGGAATACGCCAAGTACGTGAAGGAGTAAGAGACCATGAGCGACGTTAAAAACATCAACCGCGTCTCACGCGAGGCCGATACTCGTGTAAAGACCGCGCGACGTAAGCCCTGGGCTCCGCCTTCTCGCTTGGATGCACCTCCGGCTCCCCCGGGATACAAGCACCGTTGGATTCGGGCTTCGGCAGGTGGGGTAGAAGATCGTACGAACATTGCAGGTCGTCTCCGTGAGGGGTACGAGTTTGTTCGTGCGGACGAGTACCCTGACTTTCCTGCTCCGACGGTAGATGACGGCCGACACGCTGGCGTGATCAGCGTGGGAGGACTTCTCCTGGCACGTATCCCGGAAGAAACGGTAGAAGAGCGTAATGAGCACTACCGAGCTAAAGCGAGCGACCAAATGCAGGCCGCGGATAACGAGCTTTTGAAGAGCAATGCTCACTCGAGCATGGTCATCGAACGCCCGAATCGTCGGTCTCGTGTTTCATTCGGCGGTTCCAAAGTTGGAACCAGTGAATAACTTTTTCAGAGGATTAATCAAATGGCAAACGTAGATAAAGCCTTTGGTCTCCGTCCTCTCGGCAATTTGTCTGCGACTGGTTCACAGAAGCAGTACGGTTACGAGATTGCGGATAACCAATCAGGTGCGATCTATCAGGGCGACCTGGTAACGATCGTTGATGGCTATGTCGTTAAGTTCCTCCCGGGCACGCATGCTGCTGCTCTGGGTGTTCTCAATGGCGTTTTTTATGTCGACCCGACCACGGGCAAGCCGACTTGGAAGAACTACTATCCGGGCAGCGTCAACATCACCTCGGGCAAGATCGTTGCCGACGTGCTCGACGACCCGAGCCAGTTGTTCTTGATCCAAGCTGACGAAGACATCGTTCAGGCCGACATCGGCAAGAACGCGGACGTCGTCGGTACGGGCGGCAGCACCACCACGGGCGTCTCGACGATGGAGTTGGACTCGTCCACCATCGCTGACACCGCGGCGCTGAACCTCAAGATCGTCGGTCTGTGGGATGCTCCGGGCAATGCGCTCGGAAACTATGCCGTCGTCGTTGTGAAAATCAACGAGCACCTGTACGGCAGCAGCGGCGTCAAGGCCGTAACCTGATATATAGGGGCATAAAAAATGGCTATTTCACGTGCACAATTAGTCAAGGAACTCGAGCCGGGTTTGAATGCCCTGTTCGGCCTTGAGTACAAGAACTACGAGAACGAGCACGCCGAGATCTACTCGGTGGAGTCTTCGGATCGTGCGTTCGAGGAAGAGGTGATGGAGTCGGGCTTCGCTGAAGCTCCGGTGAAGACGGAAGGCGCTGGCGTTTCGTACGATCAGGCGCAGGAAGTCTACACTTCTCGCTACACCCACGAGACGATCGCCCTGGCGTTCGCGCTTACGGAAGAAGCCGTCGAGGACAACCTCTACGACCGTCTTGCCGCGCGCTACACCAAGGCTCTCGCCCGTTCGATGGCTCAGACCAAGCAGATCAAGGCTGCCAGCGTGCTCAACGGCGCGTTTGACACCTCGATCGGTGGCGACGGCAAGCCGCTCTGTGCGACGGATCACCCGACCCTGTCGGGCCCGGACCTCAAGAACGAGCTCACCACCGCTGCGGACCTGAGCGAGACTTCGCTTGAGCAGGCTTTGATCGACATCGCTGCGTTCACTGACGAGCGCGGCCTGAAGATCGCTGTTCAGGGCTTGAAGCTCATCATCCCGAAGGAACTCATGTTTACGGCTGACCGTATCCTCAAGTCGACGCTGCGCGTTGGCACTGCGGATAACGACATCAACGCCGTGAAGAACATGGGCATGGTGCCGCAGGGCTACACCGTGAACCACTTCTTGACCGACCCGGACGCTTGGTTCATCAAGACCGACGCTCCGAACGGCATGAAGATGTTCCAGCGTGTCGCCATCAAGACTGGTTTCGAGGGAGACTTCGATACCGGCAACGTGCGGTACAAGGCTCGCGAGCGCTACAGCTTCGGCTTCAGCGACCCGCGCGGCATCTTCGGATCGCCCGGCGCTGCCTAAGAGGCAAAAGTGGAAGGGGGCCCTTGTGGCCCCCTTTCTCTATGCACTTTGATCACGTATAGTCAAGTTTCCGGGTAATCCGGTACGTCTGACAGGCCCGGCTGACGACATGCAGACAGACGTACCTAACTCGCATGTGAGGATATTTCAATGAGTCGGACGACATTTTCTGGCCCGGTTGCTTCCACCAACGGCTTTATTGCTGGCACCGGCGCTACGGTTAGCAGTGTTTTGACTGCTACTTCCACGATTAACTTTACCGAAATTGCTGCTAACACCACTGCTGACTCGTCGGGCATCACCGTGACCGGCGCCGCTGTTGGCGACGCGGTGATGGTCGGTGTTCCGGCTGCGATCGAAGCGGGCCTGGTTGTGACAGGCTATGTTTCGGCTGCCGACACCGTTAAGGTGCGTGCCGCCAACGTCACGGCTGCCCCGATCGACCCGGCTTCGGGCTCGTTCCGAGTGGTTGTCGTCAAAGTAGCCTAATAGGAGGCTCGCAATGAGCTTCGCAAGTGACGTTAAGGCCAAAACCGTGGTCGCCACTGGCGACATGGTGAATGGTCGCACGCGTATTCAAGGCATCTACTACACCTGCACGGGAACAGCCGCTCTGATTACCCTGAAAACGGGCGGATCTGGTGGCACGACGGTGATGGAAATTAATACGCCGGCTGCTGCCGGTGCTTACGACATCATCATCCCGGACGATGGGATCCTGGCCACTGACGGCGTGCATGCCACGCTGTCTTCGGCAGAGGTTCTCAGCGTCACCGTGTTGTACGTGGGTGGAGCTCCGGCGTAATGAAACGCGGTCCGATGGGCCTAGCGCTTAGGGGTGGCGGTGCCGTGCGAAAAGGCATGGGCATCGCCACTTCCGTTAAAAGCGGCAACTTCCGTCCGACCAAGCAAGGCGCAGGCATGACCAAGAAAGGCGTGGTGGCATACCGCCGCGCCAATCCTGGCAGCAAGCTCCAGACCGCGGTGACAGAAGACAATCCGAGTCCAGACCGCGCCAAGCGTCGCAAATCTTTTTGTGCACGCTCGGCCGGCCAGATGAAGATGTATCCAAAGGCAGCAAAGGACCCGAACAGCCGGATTCGTCAGGCTCGTAGGCGATGGAAGTGTTAGCCGATGGAAATCATGATTTGGAACATCATCCTGTCCGCCATCGTAACGGGGATGGGATTCATGCTTAAGGGTAAGTTCGACGAGCTGGCTCGCTTGAGCATTTTGTTGAACCGTACTCGAGAAGAGATTGCGAGGGATCACATTACTCGCAAGGAAGTGGACGATCGAATTGAAAAGTTTGTCGCACACGTCGACCAACGGTTCAATCGTCTTGAACTTAAATTGGATGAGCTGAGAAGCTCGAGGGATTAATCATGCCTGGCAAGATGAAAATGGTAGTCAAGGGTGGCAAGAAGGTTCCTGCCTTTGCTGCCGACGGTGTTGGTAAGATGAAAAAGGGTGGCATGGCTGATAAGAAAGGCCGTGCTATGAAGAAGGGCGGTAAGGACGCGCGTGGTCGCGCGATGCGAGGGTACTAACATGGCCGGACGTGGAATGGGTTGCGCTGTCAAAGGCGGCGGCGCGGTGGGCAAAGGCCCGAAGAATAAGATGATCTCTGAGCCCAGCATGAAGACTGGCAAGGTCCTCATGATGGCCGAAGGCGGCGACGTCAATCAGCACAAGCGTATGGCTATGGGCATGATGGGCGGCGGCATGGCCCGCGGCTACAAGAAGGGCGGCATGGCCAAGAAGGTCAAGAAGATGCGCAAAGGCGGATCCTGCGGCTAATAAATGGCTACTTCAGGCACAACAGACTTCAATCTATCGATCGATGATTTGATTGAAGAGGCATTTGAGCGTTGCGGCATGCGGCCGACGACGGGGTATCACCTCACGTCCGCACGCCGCTCGCTTAATTTGTTGTTCTTGGATTGGGCCAACCGCGGCTTGAACCTGTGGACGATTGAACAGGCGACGTATGCGTTGACGCAGGGCGTTAATGAAATCGCATTGTCGACCGATACGGTCAATGTTTTGGAGGCGATCATTCGCCAGAACAACCAAGGCATCAACACCGACGTCTACATTGAACGGATCAGCCGCGAAGACTGGCTCAACGTGCCTGATAAGACATCCCAGGCACGCCCCGCGCAGTTCTATGTTGAGCGGACGAACACGCCGAAGGTGTACTTCTACCCAGCAGCGGATCAAAACTACACGTTTGTGTACTACCGGATCCGTCGGATGCAAGATGCTGGTGTGTACACCAACACCGCGGACGTCAATTTCCGCTTCCTGCCCTGCTTGACTTCGGGTCTTGCGTACCAGTTATCGCTTAAGTTTGCTCCAGATCGCACACCGGCATTGAAGGCCATCTACGAAGAAGACTTCAACCGCGCTGCGATGGAGGATCGGGACACTGCCAGCGTGCAGTTTGTCCCTGACTTAGGTGTCTAATGGCCTATGCAACCGGCAAATACTCGTATGGCCTATGCGATTTCTGCGGCCAGCGGTACAAATACAATGTCCTGCGCAAAAACTGGCAGGGCTTCATGGTGTGCCCGGACGACTATGAGCCGAAAGAACCGCAACTGGAGCCGCTTCGTTATCGTGGCGATGCTATCGCGCTGCGCGACCCGCGGCCCGATCGCATTGAACCGGTCTCCGTGTTCGTCGGCGCGCCTGGGTTCACTGCATTTCAGAGTTACGGCACGGCGCGCAACACGAACGACATGCGCCCGTATATCCTCGGTGAGGCCCTTATCGCCCAGGGTGTTGTTGGATCGGTCACGGTGACGACGTCATGACGTACGATGAACTGGTTACGAACATTAGGAATTACTCGGAAGTGGGGAGTAACGTCTTCACTAACGCCGTAATCGACAATTTCATCACGTTCGCGGAGAACCGAATCCTCCGTGACATTGATTTGGACGTTTTTAAGCTTGAAGTCAGTGGAAACATGACTTCTGGCAACAAGTTTCTGGCCGCGCCGAGTGACATCCTCACTCATCGTTACATGATGATCACCTCGGGCAGCGACCAGATCTTTTTGGACTTCCGTGACACGTCCTTTATGAAGGAATACTGGCCAAACGGGGCCAGCACGGGCGTCCCTAAGTACTACTCGGTGTGGGATCAGAACACTTTCTACATCGCACCGACCCCAAATGCTAGTTTTGTGGT